ATAATGATGCCTTTAATTACTTTTAGAAGAACAAGTATTGAAAAAATAAGAAATATTACTAAAAAATTAGATGCTAATTATCCTAATAATTATAATGTTTTTACTAAAGTTTACAGTAAAAATAATGCATATGATAAATTTAACGTTTTAAATAATAGAAAACCAACAAAAGATCATTATGCAGTAGTAGTTCCAGATTACGTTACTATGAATTATGAATGTATTGTTTCTACTTATTATGTAGAACAAATGAATGGGATAATAGAAGCTATTAATTATTCAAGTGATTCTTATTGGGGGGATCCTGAAAAATTTAAATTTAGAGCTAGAATTGATTCATATTCTACTAATGTAGAATTACCTAAAGGAGCAGAAAGGGTAGCAAAAAGTACTTTTAATATAAAATTATATGGTTATATAGTACCAAATATTCTTCAAAAAGATTTAGCTTCAATTAAAAAATATCAAGGTAAAGTTAAATTAATTTTTAACCCAGAAATGGTTGATAACTTATTTGATTTAGATGCTAAAAGAGATCCATTTAAAATATCTCATGGACCTTTTACTGATTTTATAGACCCACCACTTAGTGATAATCCATCAGGAGAAACTAATCAATAATTGTATTTTTAATAAAAAAATATATATTTATAATTGATAAAAAATAAATTAATATTTATAACATGACAAATAAAAAAGTTTTAACCCAAGAAGAAATTGATAGTTTAAAAGGTTTAAAATCTAAATTATACAATTTAACGACTGCATTAGGAGAAATAGAAATAACAAGACTAGATCTCAATAATAGAAAAAAATTAATTGAAGAAAGCTTATTAAATCTTTTTAATGAAGAAAAAGAATTAGCAAAAAAGTTAGAAGAAAAATATGGTAAAGGAAATATTTCCTTAGAAACTGGTGAGTTTTCATCAATTAAATAAATTTTTGAAGAATTTTAATATATTTATGATAAAAAAATAAAATAAAATGGCAGAAACTTTAATTTCCCCGGGTGTATTAGCAAGAGAAAATGATCAATCCCAACTAACATCACAACCAGTACAAGCTGGAGCAGCAATAATTGGTCCTACTGTTAAAGGTCCAGAAGAAATTCCAACTATGGTAACAAGCTATACAGAATATTTAGCTAATTACGGTAGTACTTTTACAAGTGGTTCGGATGAATTTACTTATTTTACATCTATATCAGCTTTTAACTATTTCCAAAATGGGGGTAGCACTTTAATAGTAACTAGAGTTACATCAGGTTCATTTACATCAGCTACTAGTTCTTATATATCTGGTAGTACAGCTACTACAGAAAAAAATAGACTTGTATTAGAAACAATAGGTGAAGGTGAATTGATGAATAGTTTAGCAGTAGCTCAATCAGGTAATACTATTGTAGATGGATCAAATAATACTTTACCTAGTGGATCTGTTGATAATTTAAGATGGGAAATTGCAAGTCCTAACACATCATCAGGAACATTTAGTGTTATAGTTCGTAGAGGTAATGATACTAAAAAATCAAAAACAGTTCTTGAAACATTTACTAATGTTTCTTTAGATCCTAAAGCTACTAACTTTGTTTCAAAAGTAATTGGAGATCAAAAACAAGTACTAAGAGGATCAGGAACAACAGATGTTTATTTACAAACATCAGGATCTTATCCTAACGCTTCACGTTATATAAGAGTAAAAAGTGTTTCTAAAACACCTGATTATTTAGATAATGCAGGAAATGCTAAAAATGAATTTACATCATCAATTCCTGTAGCAGCAAGTGGTGGGTTTGGAAATGGAAGTGGAAAGTTAGTGTATAATGGATCACAAAAAGCTTTATATTATCAAGATATAAGCAATACAAATACACAAGGTATTAATGCAACTGATTATACGGATGCAATAAACTTATTAGCAAATAGAGATGATTATAGATATAATTTATTATCAACTCCAGGATTAGCATATGAATACCCAACTCATGCAACACAGTTAAATACTATGATATCTAATACTGAAAATAGAGGTGATAATATTATAGTAATGGATCTTGTAGGGTATAATTCAACATTAATAAATGTAACACAACAAGCAGCTTCATTAGATACTTCTTATGTAGCTTCATATTGGCCATGGTTACAAATATCTGACCCAGATTCAAGAAGATTAGTTTGGGTTCCATCATCAGCTATGATACCTGGAGTTTATGCTCAAAATGACAAAGCAGGAGAAGCTTGGTTTGCACCAGCAGGTATTAATAGAGGAGGATTAGGATCAGTAAGACAAGCTGAAAGAAAATTAACTCAAGCTAATAGAGATACTTTATATACTGAAAAAGTAAATCCAATTGCCACGTTCCCTGGAACAGGAGTTGTAGTATTTGGTCAGAAAACATTACAAACTAAAGCATCTGCATTAGATAGAGTAAATGTTAGAAGATTATTAATTACTTTGAAAAACTTTATTTCACAAATAGCAGATACATTAGTATTTGAACAAAATACAGCTGCTACTAGAAATCAATTTTTATCACAGGTAAATCCATATTTA